ATCGATGGCCTCGTACATCGGTGACAGCCCGCTATCCGCAGCAGAAGTTGCTGCAGCTATGGCGCTCGTCACTGTGGCTACCGAGCCGATGGTTGTGGTCTATGGGTTCTCCCACCAGATCGCAGAACTGCCGATCAGCCCGCGTCAGCGTCTTGACGATGTTCTGGACCTTACGAGGGATCGTAACTTTGGTGGTACGGACGCAGCTCTTCTAGTGCGTACGGCATCTGCGAAGAACATTCTCGTGGATACGTTCATCGTGATCACTGACAACGACACCTGGGGTATGAGACACGTGTATGCCGAATTGGAGAAGTACCGCGCCAAGACTGGAATTTTGGCCAAGATGATCGTCTTGGCCTGCACCGCAAGCGAGTTCACTGTTGCGGACCCGAGGGATGATCTGAGCCTAGATATTGCGGGCATGGACTCTGCAGTGCCGCAACTGATTGCTGAGTTCAGTAGAGGGGATTAACAAATAGAATTCACCCTGTTTTATTTTTAAAAAAGGTTCTTAGAACTTTGCCTTGCTGTATCATCATCAATCTGATAGACTGGGGCTCGACTTATTAATAGGTCGGGCCCCTTTATCTTTTAAGGAAGCAGAATAAATGCGCGTACGTGAAGTTCATCAGAACGGCAGTGTTATCGAACTGCGTGGACTCTTTAGGGTCAACAAAGCGCTGAAGGAGTGGCGAGATCGCCAGGAAGAAGTGCCCAAGAAGGAGGACCCTGAAGACTCCAGACCTAAGGTTACCGGAGTATCTGCTCAGGTGCACGGCAGCGGCCAGCGTGACTATCAGATCAGTAAGGGGCGTATCCCCGAGATCAACGCGGAAACCCCCTTCAAATTCGGGTTCCAGCCTAACCCTGCAGCTCCTGTGGAGCCCAATACTTATCCTGAGGTGTAGAGCGATCTTCAGATAGCCTGTAGGCCGTCAGTGGGCATCCTGTGCCCTCCAGAGACAGAAATAGCCGGGCACTTTGTGCTCGGCTTCTGTGCTTCCCGACCACTGGTAGGCCACCGCCAATATATGCGTATGGCCCCAGATCGAGATCGGGATCACCTCCCTGTTAGAGAATGGGGGTGACCATTCGGATGTCATAGCTCCAGATCAGGCCGCTAAGGGCCAGTTCGGTGAGTTTACGTTCGTTCATGTAGCTCCCATCTGGAGGCAGTATGCCATCCGTTAGTTTTGTTGTGTCTCCATTGTAGCGAAATTTTTAGACCACGACCGGAGTCTCAATGTCAATATTCTTGAAGAATCTGGACACGTTGGGGTCCACACGAATGTCACTGGGGGCCAGTGGGTGGCGCAGCATAAGTCCGCTGGCTGATGTCACACGACTCAGTGCCACGTACGTCTGCCCCGGGCTAAATGCTCCGGCTCCGAGGTCAATCTCAATCTCATCCTTGGTCATGCCCTGAGACTTGTGGATTGTTACGGCCCACGCGAGCTTCAAAGGTAGTTGAATGTATTTAGGAGAGAGCGGGAACATGTCTGGTGCACAGTCGGATGGAATCCACGGGTGGGGACTGATATTGTAGCGTTCTCCATCAATCTCTACTGTCACCCACCCTTCATCAGTGCAGGTGACAATCTCGCCTACAGTTCCGTTGACCCAGCGATCCTGGCCATCGTTTGTGAGCATGATGACCTTGGCACCGGGCTTAAGGTGGATCACGCGTTCGGCTGGTTCGTCTCGTCCGAAGCCGGTACTGACTTTGGCCTCGTAGGAGTACATTTTGCCGGGCAGCTGTGCGAGACTTTGGGAGTTCTTATCGAACACGGTCTTGTTGTACCCGGCCAAGAGGAGTGTGTCGTCGGTGGGTTTGTTCATTCCCCCCACGATATTGATTAGACGTAGCTCATCAGAAGTGATCGACCCATCCCGCACCGCGTTCAGCAAGTGGGTGAATTGTTCATCTCCTCGTTGGCGCTGAATCTGCTCCAAAGCGAACGTGTCAAAGCTGGTGTCGTTCTTCCACACTTTTGCATCGAAGAACCACTCCGAGCGGTACTTACGGAGCTTCAGGTATTTCTTGAAGTCGTCGTTGACTACTGGAGGTAGTTGGTAGGGGTCGCCGAACATTACCAACCGCATCCCACCAAAGGGTTCGTGGCTGTTGCGAATGATCTGAAGGTTGCGATCCATAGCGTCCATGAGGTCTGAAGAGATCATCGAGATTTCATCGACAACGAGTACATCAAATTTTCTGATCCACGCGTGATTGTACTGGAGCTTGTTGTGGTCCGCGTACAGGTCTGCGGGGAGCGCGGTGCCTAGCCCTAGCAGCCTGTGCACGGTCTTGCCGTCCACGCTGAGCGCAGCCACTCCTGTAGATGCCGACACAAGAATTTTGTGTTTGCCTGAGGCCTGGTAGTGCTTGAGTACATGCGATTTGCCGGTACCGGCACGGCCAGTACAAAATACATGGCCAGAGGTATTATTTAGGTAGTCAATAACCTTCTGCTGCTCGTCACTAGGGGGTAAAAGTGTCATGGTGTCCTTAGTCTATAGGTATTTATTGGTCGTTGTCAACGTGTTTTCACATATCTAGATTTTCCGGCATCCCATACTCTGAACATGCCGTTGAGGGCTGCAAGCTCTTTTTCTGAGAGGCCTGGGATAGTTTTGAGGTCGGGGTCTCGATTGAATCTGTCTTTGCGGTAGTTGAACTTGTGCTCCCTACGGCGTGCCCCTCGTCTCAGGTATGTGTAGTCCGGAGGCAGAGTCTTATCTAGAACAAATCCTGTCTTCAAGTAGAGGTCTCCGGTGGAGACTCTAAGATCAGCGAAAGTGATCCACTCATCCACCTCGTACAAGTTCTCTACGTATTTCATTAGTTTGGGCATCCCTCCCGGCACTCTGGCAGATGTGGCGTATCGTTCTAGATAGAATGCTCCATTAAGTTTTGATTTTTGTTTGGCAACAAGAACAGCAACATCTTCTCCTTCCGGACTCACCAGCATTGCGTATACAGTGCCTCTTGCTGCCCCCTGTATGTGGTTGGCCTGTAGAAACGTGCTGGCGCGGTCATAGGACACAGACTCCATCGAACATTTTCTTGTGTTTATTTTAGAGTCTGTGCTCATGTTCAGCTTGTGTTTAATCATACGTTCTACTGCCTCTCTGTGGTATAGCCACTCGTCTTCCCAGATTTGAATAAGTTGGACACCTGAAGCTTCACACGCCCTTAGTCGATTTGCGTGGCTATGTCTGTCTTTATATTTTTCGCTGTGCCAGAAAATCCCATCTAACTCAAAAGCCTGTCTAGTTTCTGGAATATAGACATCCAACTCATAGGGGGGCACCACACCGGTAACACTATTTTGTGCGGTCGGCTGGAGTGTGTGGATAAATGAGTACAACTCCTGTTCAATCTTTGAGGTTCCAGTGGTATTGCAGTGTCTACATCCTTGCCCGGACGCACGGTGGTAGACTCCGGTGGACCAGACTCTGCTGCACATGTTACAGCGCCATTTGGCTCTGTACTTGGCAGACACCATATAATCCTCGGGGTTCCCGTGATTGTCCTCGTGCCACTCTGAGGCCAGCTCTGGAAATTGATGTAGAAGAGAATTTTTACGAGATGGGTCAACCTTAATTCCAGCGCAAAACGGACATCCGGATTTTGTTCGATTTCTTTGGTGAGGTGTGGCCTCCCAGGAGTGTTCTGGGTTGTTTTTGCAAAGCCACCACACTTTTTTTGAGTGGTTTGCAAGAATCTCAGTTGATCTTGTAGGGTTGGTCTTGGAGTACTCTTTATTAAGTTCTGGGTTAATGTCCGCCAATGAGTTGAACCCGGATAGAACTTTTCGCATGGGTGTGGAGCAGTACGGGCATCCAAAGCCCCTGATGCGGTCTTTGGGGGTGGCCCTCCATGTGTGGTAGTGTCCACTCTCTGGGTCTGTATGGGACCACTCTAGGAGTTGGTGCGTACCGGGACGCACAGATGTGGTGTGGCTGTACTCTACTGCCTCACGAGCCAGGTCTGGGAACAGGTCGGCTACGCTTCCCCCAGGGAGAGGAATTTTTGATGTCATTTTAAAAGTATATCACAACTGGAGTGGGTTGGTAGGACTAGTCTACGCGTACAGGTGTGTCGTCTCACATGCGGAGCAGTAGTAGCCCACCAGATTTTCGCGCTTCATGTAGCCGCGTTTCTCCGTCTGGGTGATCGAGTTGAGGTTATTGAATGACCCCCCGCACGTCTCACACGTGTCGGGGGTTTCAAACAATACGACAGGTTTAATACTTTCTTGATCTTCATTGTTCACTGTAGGTTTCCTCTTTCTGTTTTAGTGTACCTTATTTTACCGGCATCCCATACTCTGTAGAGCCCATTCAAAGTAGCCAGCTCCCGCTCTGTTAGTTCGGGTTGGTAGAGTAGATCATTATCGAGTCTGAATCTCTTTTTACGGTAATTGAATTTGTGGACACGTGTCTTTCTATTGGATAGGTATGTGTAGTCTGGGGGAAGAATTTTGTCTACTTGGAATCCAGTTGATTCATATAACCCCCCATCTGTTGTGGCTAGGTCTGCAAATGTGACCCAAGTCTTAACGTCCTCCACTTTGGCTATGTGGGCCATCAGTTTAGTGAAGCCTCCCCGGACTAGACCCACCGTGGCGTACCTATCGATGATGTGCTCTCCTGATGAAGACACTCTCCGGGCCAGTACGGCCCTGAGGACCCCGTCTGAGGTTTTTAGTCCATAGTACCGTGCAACTCTCGGCGGCCCCTGGATGTGGTTTATCATTAAGAATCGTCTCGCTTCTAGAGCAGAGACTATCCCGGGCACACACTTATTGGCAGATACCCTCTCTCCTGAGAAATTTCCAGTAAGCATTAGTATTCTGTTTTCTATGAGGGATCGGTTTCTGTCCCAATCATCGCTCCATATTTGAAGAAGTGTGATATTTTTGTCTCGGCACTCCTGGTACTTGTCGTGGTGGTATCCTCTAGGACGGGTGCCTTCTTTGTGCCACCACAGGCCGTTGAATTCAATTGCCAAGTTGTGATTTGGTATCCAGATGTCCAGCTCTTTGGTTCGCAGTTGGGTTCTGTCTCTGGGTTGGTGTTCAATGTTGTGGTGGGTGAGGAAGGCCGACAGTTCCTCCTCGGGGCGACTGATAGAGTGTGCACACGTTGGACATCCTGTAGATTGGGATGTTCTCATATCTGGAGACGCTAACCACGTGTGCTTTTTGTTGCATGACCAGTCTACTTTTTGGTTGTGCCCTGCTACAACATCTTGAGGAGTCATTCGGCTGTCTGCCCAGTCTTTGGCTACTTCTGGGTGAGATGTGCCTAGATCGTTGATTCCCACAACAACCTGTCTGTTGTAACACACAGCGCATTTTTGATTTCCGGCCACTCTATTGTTTACGGTGGCCTCCCACTCATGTCCGCAGGAGCCCAGCCACCATGCCTTGGTTCGGTGTCCTTTTCGGATAGTCTCTGGACCATAGAGATTCTTTGTGGGGTGCCATTCATCGGCTATGCTGGGGTTTGTGGTGAGTAGGTCATTGAATCCTGCCCAGGTGGCCTTATTGGCACAGTATGGACACTTTGAACCACGGACGCGCGGTCCGGGCCAGCTCTCCCACTCGTGGTTTAGGGCACACACCCACCAGTATTTTTTGTGTCCAAATGGGCTAATTGTGTTTAACGTGGCAGGCAGATTTTTAGTGGGGTGCCACTCTAACAATAGTGATTCGGGGATAATAACCATATACTGATGGTACCATAAAGTCACCGGATGCGGTTAGAAGTCCCAGTCCGTTTTCTCCATGGCCGCAGCCTTGGGGTCTTTGTAGGTTGAGCCGCCACCGCTGAAGAAGTCGTGATTCTCTCCCGTAAGGGATAGGGCAGACAGGATCGTGGCGTTGACCTGTGTCGTGTCGGATGGGAAGAGATTTGGGTATCCCAGATTCTGGAGTGCCTTGTTAGCATTATATCGGAGGTAGGTTTTGACCTGCTCGGTCAATCCAATCTCGTCGTACAGGTCTTGGGTGAACTGAATCTCATTGTCGTAGAGGTCCATGGTCAAGTTGACCGCGAACTCTTGGTAGTAGTTCTGTTGTTCCTGTGGGAGCTTGCGAACACCATTCTGGTATTTGTACCCGATGTATTGTCCGTGCACGGCCTCATCCCTAACGATTAGTCGGATGATGTCAGCACTGTTGGTAATCTTGCCTCGGGAGGACATGTAGAACGGCCAGAAGAATCCGCTGTAGAACAGAAACGACTCTAGGAGGGTGCTTGCAATCTTTCTCTTGTGCGGGTCATCTCCATCGTAGTAGCTGAGAATAATTTCAGCCTTCTTCTGCATCTGAGGATTCTCTTCAACCCAGCGGAAAAGGTCATCGATCTCCTCGGTAGAGCAGAGCGTACTGAAGATGTTGCTATAGCTTCGAGCGTGCACTGACTCCATGAAGGCAATGTTGGTGTAGACCGCAGCCTCATGAGGGGTCACAGAGTCCGGAATGAGGGAGATTGCGCCCACCTCAGATTGGATCGTATCTAGAGCCGTGAGGCCACCGAATACCTTGCGAGTGATGTCCTTCTCGTTCTCGGTCATATTTCTCCATGAGGGGAGGTCATTGGATACGGCGATCTTCTCTGGGAGCCAGAAGTTCTCGGTGAGCTGGTTCCAAGCGATGCCGTCCATCGGGTCTGGGAGTCGGTTCCAGTTGATGGCCGGGACTAGTCGGGGGTTCACCACAGTTGGTCCCCTTGAGGGCAACCTACTCAAGAACTCTAGAGGACTGGTGGTGCATCCCGATTCGATGGTTTCTCTCTCAAGCGAGGAGGAATTGTCTGTCATTTCTTTTTCTCTTTCCAAAACATTACGAGACCCAATGCGAGACCGCCTGGGAACCTACGGGGAACGGGTAGCCATCGTCTCAGTCTGGCACTCCTCCACCCACACTCTAGACCAGCACGGAGTCGTCCCACCTTACTCACAGCTCGCACGCAACACAGTTCGAGAGCTGAGTACCTTCCATCGGGTTCTGGTTTACACGGGTGTAGTAGATGGTCTTAAGGCCTTTCTTCCACGCGTAGATGTGCGCTTTAGTGATGTCACGAGTTGTGGCATCGCCGTTGATGAACAGTGTGCAGGAGAGGCCCTGGTCTACGTGTTCGGTTGCGGCAGCATAGACATCGATCAACGCCTCTGGGGAGAGGTGGTACGAGTCTCGGTAGAACTCTCGGTTGTCTTCGTTCATTCCGAAGGCCGGGTAGTAGATGCGTCCGAGCGCACCCTCCTTACGAATCTCAATCTGTGCTGAGATCGGGTGGATGGATGCGGTGGAGTGGTTGATGTATGAGATCGAACCGGTCGGAGGCACCGCTTGAAGGTATCCGTTGTAGATGCCGTACTTAGCCACCACGTCCCGAAGAAGGGTCCATACCTCGACCCCGGGGACCGTAATTCCATACTTCTTGAATAGCTCCTGCACTCTCTCAGTTTTTGGTGCCCAACTCTGTGAGATGTACTTCTCAAAATACTCCCCAGAGGCGTACTTACTTGATTCAAATCCGTCAAAGGTCTCTCCACGTTCTTTCGCAATGGTGGCTGATGCTCTCACGGCATAGTAGGTAATGGCCGCAAAATACGCTGAAGTAAAGTCCACAGCCTCTGGAGAGTCGTAATGTATTTTCTCGGAGGCCAAAAATCCTGCAAGGTTCATCTGACCGAGGCCGATGGCGTGTGTCATGGCGTTTCCTTGTGCAATCGAAGGCACGGCTGACACATTGGAGAGGTCGGATACAGCGGTAAGTGCTCGAACAGCGATGTGTACCGTGTTTCCTAGGTCACCACCGTATATCGACTTGGCAATGTTCATAGAGCCTAGGTTGCAAGAGATGTCTCGACCAACGTGATCGTATGAGCCATCCTCATTGAAAGTGGAGGCGGTGTTGACCTGAAGAATCTCTGAGCAGAGGTTAGACATGTTGATGCGACCCTTCAGATTGGAGGCCCGGTTAGCAGTGTCCTCGAAGAGAAGGAACGGATAGCCGGAGGACATAGCCAACTCTGAGACGACCTCGAAGAATCGAAGTGCCTTGATCTTGGTCTTCCTGATCCTAGAGTCCTCTACCCATGCACGGTAGTGCTCGGTCACAGAGAGGTCGGTCATGGGCTTACCCATAACGCGCTCCACATCATAGGGCGAGAAGAGGTACATATCCTCGTCGTTCTTAGCCAAGTGGAAGGTGATATCCGGAATGACCACGGCGAGGGAGAGCGTTTTAATTCTGCTCTTCTCGTCCGCGTTTTCGCGCTTGGTGTCTAGGAACGTCAGAATGTCCGGGTGGTGCGCGTTCAAGTAGACCGCACCGGCACCGGGGCGAGCCCCGAGTTGGTTAGAGTACGAGAAAGCATCCTCAAGCATCTTCATAACTGGCACGACACCGGAAGACTGGCCCTCGATCTTTTTTATGGGGGCACCGGCTTCACGAAGATTGGTGAGCGTAAACGCCACACCCCCACCGCGCTTAGACATTTGGAGCGCAGCATTATGAATGTTCGAAATTGATTCCATGTTGTCTTCAGTACGTACGAGAAAACAGTTGTGAACAACATACCCATTTGCAACGTAGGTGTGATCATCCTCAACCTCCAAGTTGAAGACCTCTACAGGACTCTCTAGGGCTGTGTGGTCCACACTCCGCACCCTGTACATGGGGTGTCCGTCTATCACGCGCTTATGTACTGTGGACTGGTGGCTGTCAGTAATTCGGAACTTCTCAATGGTCTTGTCTACCGCATAGATATACTCAGTGTTTCTTCCGACTCCCTGTGTGATAATCAACTGGGCGGTAGGGTTTCCTGCCTGATTAGTATAAATTCTAGTTGTTGGGGCTAGGCCTGTTCGAAGGGCGGTATCAAAAAGTTGCTGAACTAGGGCTGGGTTTACGAGGTCCATAATTACCCCAGCCTTGACTGTTGTGCCGTCTCCCCGCATGGCTCCAATCAGGAGCCCCCACAGGAAATCAGCAGGAGCGTGAGTGTAAATTTCCGGTAGGGTTTTTCTATCAAAACCCGTACCAATGGTGTTTAGGAAGAAGTCCCCGACAGCTTGCGACCAGACAGCCACATTGGTGGACCCGTCCTTGTTCACGTTTATGGTAGGGGTGAGGCCGAAAATCTCCTCAGACAAGGCAATGACATCCTCAATGTATTTCTCCTCATGGGACCCAAAAGTAAATCGTACTCCCTTCACTGCGCCGTTGGTTCGATGTGTGTATCCCTCAGCCAGGTAGTATCCTATAAATCTTCCGAACTTCTCGTCAAGTTGCACGACATCCCGTACAGGCCGAGACTGTAGTGAGGTGGTGTGGCCTTTTCTTTTGTTGTTTTTAGCGTCCACTGTACCTACGGCCAGTACTCCTGCGTCTAGGCTATATCGAGTGCTGTTTCTCAGGTACGAGGACACCTGTATTTGAGTATCCTCTTCGAGTGTGGTGTCCACCCCCAAAGCCACATAGTCTCCGGGCTTTACATCCTGGAGGGGCACCCATTTCAGATTTTCGGTGGCTCCGTCTCCCAAGTGTACAGACGCTACGTCCCGGGGGGTAGATACCAGTACCGGGTGCTCCCCTGTGCCACGAAGGGGTCGGATGTTCCCACTCACAGCGAGAGTGACCATGAAGTCGGTCTCATATCTGGAGCCTACAGAGGTTACGGACATGAATCGACCAGCATGTGTCAGTACTTTGTCTCCCGTTCGAATTTTCTCGATAGGTACAGAGCCGTTTTCGGTCGTAATCGGAGTCCCCGCTTCGAAGCACGAGACCAATTCTCCTCGCTGAGCCTTGGCCGCGTTGAGGAACGTGGGGGTTGCGGGCTGGTAACGACCAGTCATGATTTCGTCTACAAGGGACTCTGCAGTGGAGACATCTCCACGAGCGAGATAGAGCGCGGTGGCCGAAACTCGGTCCTCGAATCGCTCAAGATATCGCTTACCATCGAAGGTTTTCAGGGCATACGTGGTGTAGAACTTGACCGCTCCGAGGAGTCCTGGGAATCGAAACTTGTACGCGTAGGAGAGCTTGTATATGTCCTTGACATCCTCAAAGTTGTACTGGTCGAAGATGGCCTTCTCGTAGTACTCATTGTCGAATAGGAAGTCCAGCTTCTCTTCAAGGGTGTGAAAAAAGACCGTAGAAGGATTAATGTTCGTCAAGAAGTATTGACGTGCGGACTCTCTGTCCATGTGGAGCTGGAGGGTCTTTTTCTCTTCATCGGCGTAGAAGTATGACATCGCGTTCAAGGCGAAGTAGTCGGACTCCCCGTGCGATGTGGTGCTTACGTCCTCAATGATTGTCATTGCTTTCCATTTCTGTGTAGGTGTGTAGCTCTGCTAGTACAGTGCTTACGTCTTCGTCTGAGCCAAGTAGCTCGAATCTGTGTAGTACGGGGACTTCACACTTTTGGGATACGATATCGCCTCCACGGCAGTATGTATCTCCGAAGTTGGTGTTCCCTGATGCTACCACGCCTCGGATCAATGCGCGGTTGTCGGGGTCGTTCAAGAATTTGATGACCTGTTTGGGTACTGCAGCCTCAACATCTCGTCCTCCCGCGTAGGTGGGGAAGATCAGAATGTAGGGCTTGGTGACCTTGAGAAGCTCGTCGGTCGGGTGTAGGGGGATGCGATGGGCTGGCCACTCTAGGCGGTCAACAAAACGCCCCGTGTTGTTTGTGATGTTAGAGAAAAAGACAACGTCCATAGCGAACCCTAGGCGCTGAGAGCTGACAACCTGTCAGGACGGAATCCGCTCCAGTGGTCGTCTCCGGCGATTACTACGGGGGCCTGCATGTAGCCGAGGCTCATAGCCAGCTCGTAGGCTTCGGGGTCTTCAGTTATATCGCGCTTGGTATATTCGAGGCCGCTCTTATCTAGGGCTCTCTGGGTGGCCGTACAAGGTACGCAGTTGGGTTTTGCCAGTAATGTGATCGTCATGTCTGTCACCCTATCCTATTGACAAGATTCGCAGGCGAATTCGTCTGCTGGGTCTATTGGGATGGCGTATCCGTCTACAAATTCATTTTCCATGGGGTTCCTTTTTTGTCGTCCCCGGAAGCAAAAAAGACAGACCAAAGCACCGTAAGGCACCCGATCTGTCACGTAGCGGGGTTGCGTGTATGTCCAGCGATTTGCTGGTCCTAACAGACTAGCACCAAAGGTCGCTTGCGTGCTTAGAGAGGTGGCTGGTATGCTCTCTAATACTATTTTGAACTCCTCAATAAAGACGGCAAAAACCCCGGTCACCTTAAGAAAAGGTGCCGGGGTTTTTTGTCCTAAAGTGTCTAGACCTTGTTGGCAGAGACAGTTGTTTCCACTGCTTCTTGAGCGCCATTCGGGATGACGTGGACACCAATTGCGGCTAGGCCAGCTAGTGCAACACTGATCCAGTCACTTGAGGTAACTGCTCCCCATGAGAGCGCGGCCCCTAGAACCACAGCAAGGGCCATGAGTGAAGCTCCGGCGAGCACCACGAATGTCTTGCCAAACTTGGCCAGTCCTGCAGGCAGATTTGGAATCAAGTACACTCCGATGGCGGTCACCATGGCGATAGCGATGTTGACGTATTCGATGGGTGTAACAAGATTGTCTGTGAGGGCCGATCCTAGGATAGCGATTCCTGCGGAGATGATCATCACAATAGCTTTAGCGTATACACTAATGTTCATGTGCTTCTTCCTATCTATGCAGGCGACAGAGCGCGGGAGTGCACAAATGAGCCTACATTACTACTAATAGTTTACTCTACGTTTCTACGCTGATTAAAGAGTTTCCATCGCTCATCAATGATTTTGACAGCTGCAGCAGTGATTCCGGTCTTGTATTTGTTGAAGTGGTGGGAGCAGAACATGAGGTCTCCGTTACCGAGCAGCACACCTACGTATGCTTGGGCCCCGCACTGATCACATCTGTCCGAGACCACCAGAATATTGGTCTCATCCTCGGCTTCGGGTTCATCGGAGGCTTTAACCTCTGGGTCTATTGTTGCAGTTTCCATATGTACATTGTAACCCGCAATCTACTTCATTGTCCAGCCCTATTCGGATTTTTCACGGTATCTCAGGCATTCACTAGGCTTCGGGGGGATAGAGAACTGTCTGACTGGTGGGTTGTACAGATGCTACAAATAACTAGGGCTTGACTTGTGGCTTGCGGGGATATAGAGTTGGGGTGCACCGTTACCAACAAGAAAGTAGACACTATGAGAACCATTCCTATGCCCACATTCGAGGGTAAAGGACCTCGCCCTTGTGCAACCGACCCCGAACTCTTTATGAGTGAGATCAACTTCCCGTCCAAGTCTAGAGAGGCCAGAGATATTGTAGTTGAGGCTAAAAAGATTTGTGCCACGTGCCCCTATAAGAGGGAGTGCGGAATTTATGCGCTTGACAGCCCTGACGAACGTGGTGTCTGGGGTGGCTTCTCTGAGCAGGAACGAAAGATGTTCCGTCAAACTATGTCCGGGGGGAAAGTTCGCCAGACTGCTCCAGTCGCACGCGGTTGATCGAGTAATATATTGGGTTGGCTGAGCTGAGCCCGAGCATATCCGCCACCTTGGCCATTGAAAGTCCGGCCTCAAAGTATTTGTGAAGTGCAAGGTGATATTCTTCGGTGCTCGTCAGCTTGGCCACGATAATTTCAGCTAGTGCCGCATCGTAGACTTCCTGAGGGTACTTCGTACGTGCACGCCCAGAAGACGGCTTGAGGGACGCGGTGGTGACGCGCCTACGTAGACCGGCGTACGTGACTCCGAGGGCTGCAGCCATATCGAGCAGGGAGCCCCTCTTAGCGTAGTACTCGCAGAGGAGGCGTGTGTACTCACGGCTCGCGTCATGCTGTGGGGACACGGTGTCCCTACTACCGTAGGCTCGTACGGCCAACGGCAGCAGTGGCGCGACTAGCGCGGCGTACTCCTGAGTCATTTCTGTCTTCGTCATACCTCTACAATACTGACTAAAAGGTATAATGTCAAGGGCTCTTTAAAATTTTCTCGTTACGTTTTTAGAAATCCTGTAGGATGGGGGAATGACTTCACCACAACCGCCATCTTTCCCGTTTACTCCCCCTATGCCTCCGCCTCCTCCTGAGACGGTCTATACCACTGCGCCCGGGCTTCCTCGGATCGCCCCGCCGCCCATCCAAGAGTGGAACGCGCCTACACCCGCGCCCGTGAGCGAGCCTGCACAGGTGGTCTCTCCAGTGCGAAAGAAGAGTACACGACTAAATTTGGACTCCACATGGGTTCTGGTCTTCACCGTGTCCATTGTGTTCGGGTTGATGCTCGCCTCCTTCACTGCCTCGTTTGTTGCGATCTATGAGGTGGCTGAGTTTACGGGTATTGGTGAGCTTCGCTGGGTGTTCCCGGTCTTCATCGATGCGGCTATCCTCGCGTACACGCTGTCCCTCTTTATCTTCAAGCATCGCGGGGAGAGTACGTGGCGCACCCTTCTAGGCCTCTTCGGCTTCGCACTCCTCTCTGTTGCGGCCAACGTGGTCCACACGATCTCGTATTGGGAGGGGGACATCTCCAGTTACCAGTCTTGGATCGGAATAGTATTGACTGCTGCTGCGCCTATCGCGGTGTTGCTTGCGTCTGAGGAGATTGCTCGTCTGGCATTCGAGCCGGAGGGCCTAGACAAAACTTCTGTTTAGCACTACATAGAAAGTGGTTAGAGCCCTGTCAAGATTCTTTGGCGGGACCCTCTCAGGACCAGTCATTATGATTGGAATGTTCCTGTTGCTTTCGGCTGGCCTCTTCATGGGGGTTCGCTGGGATGCGTAGGCGCGGTATGAATGTAGCGTAAACCAGTGTGAGACTCGTCTCATAGTGCTAGTATTGAGCCGTCCGGTAAATTGCCGGGCGGCTCTTACTATTGGGGGGCACCGTTGTCAATCGAATTTGATTATAAAGAGAACTCGTACATGCTTGTGCGCGGCCCTGGAACAGGGGTCTGGATTCTCCTGGTCAAAGGCGAGACCGGTGCCTTCACGATCCTCCTCAGATTCAATGGGGACACAGACGAGAGCAAAGCAATTGACACAGCAAAAGGACATATCAATGAAAAACGATCCGATTGAGATTGAGAGCCCCGCAGAACAGGAACGGCTATTCAAGAAACTGAAAGCCGAAAATGACGCAGACCTTAAGATGGAAATGACCACACTAGCTGACGGCCCCGCCAAGGGGACCGAGATGCTTATCCCCCACGGAGTGTACGTAGTCTCTGCCGAAGTTGAGGGTAACGAGTACATTTACATCCGTAGCGCACGTCTGACCGACACATTTCTACACCTACGTACGGACAATTCTAGCTCCTCAGAAACAGGTGTACAATGAATAAACACACAAAGTGTGTACCCCTCAACGAGGGCCAAGAAGGAGGGCCAGATGTCGCTTGATACCGCACCTCTAATCCTCTGTGTCCAGGACGATCTTCTACAGGTCCAGGACAACTTTGGGTCGGACCTAATCTACGTGAAGTCAGTGCATGGCTTGGATGCCGTGCAGTTTAATGACGAAGGCGACGAGATCGCCCGTTACACCGTGGATGTGCAACTAACGAGGTTGTAGGTGTGTTCTCCGTCCTAGAGATTGTTCTATCCCTGGTTCTGGCATTTTTTGCCGGAGGCTCGGTTTGGCATGTCGTCAGCATTCGCACACACAGACGAAGAATCTGCGCAATAGTCTCAGCGGACGACCACACCAGAGAGGCCGCACGTCTCGTGCACCGGGCAATCCGCACCAAAGACCTCGTATACAAACAACACCTCCGGGATGATGCCTTCCAGCACTATGTCCTTGCAGACAAGATTGAGAATGGGCCATATTTCCCTTGACTTTTTAATAGTCCTGCCCTAGACTAGGGGTATGGATTACATCAAGCTTCAAGAAAAAACCAAGACACTGTCTAAGATAGCCATACGGGTAGGCATAGGATTTTATATCCTGCTCTGTCTAGCATTACTCACACTTCTGGGCATCATCCTCTCATCTATCTCATTCCCGGGAAACCTGATTTCCCTGGCCACCTACAGTGTGGCCCTTCTTGCTCTTCTTTCGTACGTCTTCCGGGAGTTCGTAGAGTATAAGGCCAGGCAGCAGATCAACAAGATCGAAGCTGCAGAGAGTTCGGCCAAATACCAAGCCGAACTGGCTGAGCTGAGAGAGCAGGCCAAAAAATGAGCATTAGTTTCCATTCCAAGCTTGAGAGCGGGCTCTATGTAGACTCCCCGTTTCATGCCCTGACCTTTCCAGCGGGGGAGGCTCACATTGTTACCCCGGACGCGTGGGACCCCAACGACTACACACTGCACATCGCAGACGTACGCGGCCACGACCCGCAAGACCTCTTCATGCTGGCCATGTGGGAGGAGATGCTGTACACCGTCAGTGACGACAGCAACAATCCCTGCAACTCTGCCGTTCTCATGCCCTACCTCCCCGGAGCACGCGCAGATCGCGGCAACCCCGTTGGGGCCAAGGTCTACGCCAACTTTCTCAACGGACTATTCCTTGGGCAGATCGTTACCTTGGACCCGCACTCTCCAGTGATGCAGGGCTACATCTGCAATACTGACAAGGTCGGTGCCGGAGGAAATAACCTCACAGTCTTCCCGTTCGAGCGCATCATCAAGAACGAAATTCAGGACGCATCATCCGGCTCTAAGCCTCAACCGTACGTGGGAGTTATTGCTCCTGACAGGGGAGCAGTAGACCGAGCCGCACGAGCCGCACGTGTGATGGGTGTGCCCGTCTACCGTGCAGAGAAGACCCGAAACTTCGAGACCGGGAGACTCAGCGGATTCCACATGGTTGATTCTTTACCGGAATCTGGTAATTTCCTTCTGATCGATGACATCTGTGACGGAGGACGCACCTTCGTTGGGCTGGCAGATGTTATCTATGAATCTAATCCCAACGTTAGTCTTGACTTGTGGGTGACTCATGGAGTTTTCCCCAAAGAAGACGGATTCAAGCAGCTCACGCAGGTGTTTGGGAAAATCCACACCACCGATTCCTATCACATCCCAGACAACGACAACGCAAGGCTGATGAAGCTCCAGGAGAGTGTAGTAGTCCACAAGCTCGCTCCGTACCTCTACGGGGAACTCAACACTGTTTAATACTGATATTTTAGGTCTTGATTTATAGTCATTCTTCGTGTAGCGTGGAGGTATGAGTAAATTTGATCTTATTGCCCCACTCCTAGACACGGATTTTTATAAGGTTGACCACCGAAGACAGTATATAGGGGGGACCACCAAAGTCCTCTCCAACTGGACAGATCGAGGGTCCCGACTGAAAGACGTTACCCACACGGTACACTTCGGCCTTCAAGCCTTCATTCATTCTTGGATGGTCGATGCGTGGAGACCGTTTTTCGCTGCGGACGAAGATACAGTTGCTTCCCTCTATGAGGAGTTCTTGCTGAACACCCTGGGGCCAAACGATGTCGGGAGCGAGCACGTTCGTGATCTTCACCGGGGGAGTACACCTTCACTGAGGTCCGCGCTAACCTGCACCCGGAGGGCGTGATTTAGTGTGAGTGAGAGATATGTTGTTGTCCCAGCGCGGGATCACAGTCCTCTCCTGGAGGGTCTTGCAGAGTCTGTGCTAGCGGTGGGGGCTCAGTTCATTATCATCCACACCAACCCCGACGCACCGGTAAGCAGTCCTACACCGGAGAGCACAGCACACGCGGAAACTCTTGTCCCGAAGATTGACATTCCAGGAGCCATCAACATTTTTGGTGACGCACAGAACTTCCAACGGTGGGTCAATCTTGGCCTCCGACGCGCCCTTGAATTGGGTGGGGATGACGCTCTCGTATTGGTCATCAATGATGACGTGATTGTGCCTCCGGAGTCCCTGGACTCGATGTTCTCTTTCCTAGAGAGCGCAGACCTGGTGTACCTGAACACCAGGCCGTTTGGTGCGCATACTCCTCTGACTGGTTGGCTGTTTGGAATTCGTCCGTCTGTCCTGATGATGGACGAACGATACACATGGTGGTACGGAGACGACCATCTATGGAAAGAGGCCACAAGCCGGGGGCTCAGGATACTCATGTTGGATTGTGAGCACGAACACGTACGCGGGGATAAGCCGCCGTGCGAGCCCTCGTTCATCTCCCTCACGGAACTAGATAACGCACTGTACCGAAAACTTTGGGGATGACGTTTGATTTCTCACACATTGTTTGGTAGGGTATCATCATGACTCTAATTCTTCGCGCCGAGTACGGCTCTCGGGCCTACGGCACCTATTCAGTTGACTCCGACCACGACATGGTGGAAGTCATTGTTGAGCCTCGTGAATATGTGACCGGGCTCTCTACTTGGGACACCAAGCACAACTCCACGGCAGGGGACGGCAACCGTTCGACCCGAGAGGACACCGACACCACGGTTTATGGTCTGCACAAGTTTGCTGACCTGGCCGTGACCGGCAACCTTTCGGTGCTGGGCGTGTTGTTTCTTCCGGAGTACGAGTCTATATCTGAATCTGGTCAAATGTTAGTGGACAATAGGAGCATCTGTGTGTCAAAATCTGCTGGCCACAGATTCTTGGGGTATATGGAATCACAACGTAAAGCCATCACCGGGGAGAGAAATAAACGAACAAACAGACCAGAACTCACGGAGCAATTTGGATGGGACGTGAAGTTCGGAATGCACGCTATTCGTCTGGGATATCTGGGGCTTGAGCTTATGTCTACCGGAAGCATTGAACTTCCGATGAGCGGAATGCCTCTCAGAGTCTGCAGAGCAATTCGTGGGGGAGAGGTCACGAAAGATCAGGGACTAGCTCTAATTGAAGACCTTGGCGTAAAATTGGAATCAGCTATTGATCAATCTACTTTCCCAGAAAGAGGTGATAGAGAGGTGATGTCTAAACTTCTCCACACTATCTACACAAGTGAGTGGGAGTCAAGATAGTCAGCCAAGCACTAGGTGCAGCCTATTGACAAACTGCGGTGGCCTCTGTAGACTTGGAATATGACTCAGCGATTTTTCTCCTCAGATTTTCATTTTCGTCACGACAAAGTTGTGGCCCTCCGCGGCTTTGGCCGCGAGGACGGTTCCGTGGATCACGATGCCTACGAGGAGCAGCTGGCGCACAACTGGGATAGCCGTGTCAAGAAGGACGACATTGTGTGTATCCTAGGAGACATCGCCCTCAACCCTCGGAAGGGTGCATTCGACTGGTTCGATGCTCGTCCGGGTAGAAAGGTGTTGATTTCTGGTAATCACGACAATATTCATCCTATGCACAGCAAGGCTATGAGGGCTCTTCCCGAGTGGATGGAGCACTTTGAGTCGATCTGGCCGTTCCTGAGGATCAAGGTGGGAGGGCAGAATCTTCTGCTCTCACATTTCCCGTACACAGGAGAAGGGTCACGAGATATCGAGGACCGGCACATGGAGTACCGCCTAAGAGATGAGGGTTTGCCGTTGGCTCATGGTCACACACATTCCTCCACGGAAATCGCTCACGGACGGATGCTTCACGTAGGCCTGGACGCGTGGGACCTGGAGTTGGTTCACGAGCTGTCTGTTGAAGACTGGCTCAAGACCCTCTAAAATAGTGGTATCCTGAGGGGGATGAACTCAAGTACCGGAGTACCTGTGTAGGCGCGACCTCGAAAAAACCGAGGCTAGAGCGCTACGAGGATTGGGCGCTTTCATTTCGCCTGGCTTCGGTTGCCTGATCGGATTGGCTGGCGACATAACGAACAGCCGTATGGAAGTGTACACCATACGGAGCGCGTCGGCCAATCCGATTCTCATTTACTGTTGACTTATTCCCGGAGTTCTGCTAGTATAGTGGAATGACTACTGCAACTATTTTTATCGGCCTGTATCAGGGTGTGATCGGCGCGGAAGAAGATGCCACTTTGGTGGCCGTCTTCTCATCCAAGAATCAAGCCCTTCGGCTCCGAAATGAAATCTCCGACTCCCATACGGACCTGAAACGCGCAGCCAACGAGGCTCGCCAAACTTACCGTCAGGAGACCGCTGAGGTTCCAGACCTGTACTGGGACTTTCGCCCGGTATCGTTCGACCCCCGAAGCATTGAGGAACTCCTCTAATGTTGGTAGGTCTCTGGGGGGACATCCACGGTGACTACACTTGGGTTCGTCACGCCCTTCCAGTTTTTGCGGCACGTGGCATTACGCGTGTGATTCAGGTCGGTGACTTCGGCATCTACTCGGGCTTCAAAGGGAGCAAGTTTCTCCGGAAAACGGCCAAGCTGGCAACCGGCCTAGGTATCGATCTGTACGTGGTGCCCGGCAACCACGAAGGCTGGGACATGATCAACGATCTCACAGACGAGGCCACGGATTTTGTGACCCTCTGGCCGGGTCTTCATATCGCTCCTCGTGTGCACCGCTGGGAGTGGGAGGGCGTTTCGTTCGCCTCACTGTCCGGCGCTCCGAGTGTGGATAGGTGGTGGAGGACTCAAGCTCAAGCCGTGGACCCTGTAGGGGCTCGTGACTACTGGTTTGAAGCCGAGGCCATCACTCCCGGTCAGGCTATGCAGATGGCTGAGGGTGGACGAGCGGACGTAATGATCGGTCACGATGCTCCGGAGGGCGTAGCTACGATTGAGCAGGAGATCGGCCACAACCCTCACGGGTTCCGTGTCGCTGACATTCTGTATGCGGCTGAAGGCCGCCTCCGCATGGCCGAGGCATTCCGTGGTGTGTCTCCGGACTTGTTCGTTCATGGTCACTACCACTTCAAGGTGGACGAGGAGATTCGCAGTCCCGGTCGTGACGGCTGGACGCGCATCTTCGGTCTGGAGTGTAACAACCAAGAATTCAATCTGGGTGTGTTTGACACCGAGACTCGCAAAGCTGAGCACATCAGCATTTTTGAAGGGAATCAACCTAATGGCTAGAGCAGCAAAACATCCAGGGCTATTGAAGGTCAAACTGAGCGTCAAGCGTGAGCGTGAGCTGGCGGCACGACGCGACTCATGGGATATGGACTTGGCGGTGGACGAAATTCTGGCCCAAGCCTTTGACGACTGGCGAGACGTTACAGGGTCTGTGCAGGGCTGGGCCAGCTATCTGGCTCTCTCCTTGGACGACCTCGCTCATGTGCCCTCCCAGGAAACTCTGGTTCTTGTGCAGAAAGCGCAAAAAGCCTCAGACGTAGAGGTGGTTCAAGAGTTCTTCGGAAATGTTCCGGAGGATACTGTGCTCGGGCACATCTCCAACGAACTGGCAGAAAGTATCGAAGACGGCCAACCCGTTCGGGTGGTCGGATAGTGACGAAAGGATTTATATAATGAAGGACAACAAACAAGTGCGAATGTACGTGGATGTAGACGGCTGTATCAACGCTAGCCACTCGAAATTGGAGTGGGACGATGCCCCGAGTAGGGGGTCAGCCAGCCCCGAAGGGGAGGGCGGCTTCCAATACAACATCACTTGGTCTCAGGCAATGATTGATGATCTCTCTCTTTTGGACGTGGAGATCGTGTGGCTGACCACGTGGTGTGAAGCTGCACCTGTGGAGATCGGTGGACTCACCGGTTTCGGCAGGAACGCCAGAGTATTGCGCCCTTTAGGAGGTGGTAATATTTCATTCCCCTCTATCGGATGGAAAGTGCTCTCACTAATTGATGATCAGCAGAATGACCCGTCTCCGTATATCTGGATCGATGACGAGCTAAGCGATCAGATGTCTGTGATCGTCGATGAAGTCGGTCTGAAGTATGCAGGACTCTATATCAGACCTATTTACATCATGGGTATCAGCAAACACCAAGTGGGCGAGATGGATAAATTCATCCAGTCCAGTTCTTCCCACGTCCCGGACGGGCCAGCAACCCTCGATCCCGGGCCCGGTCCAGTCGATCCTGGATAGTACGAACGCTGTCCATCCCCAGGACCTCAGCAATTAGCTTTGCGGGTGCTGGGGTTTGGAACGTCTCCAGGAACTCATACATAAGAGCGGTATTGGTGACGACCTCGCCCTCGGGGTCCAGGAGTCCGATAAACGCTTCCAGGTGGTGGGCGATGTGCTTGGTGCGGTCGCCGGAAGATACGGCAGGGGCCACTCCACCGGAAGCCTGTTCGATCAATTCCAGCACGTCAGTAGAGATATGACTGACTCTACGCAGCGCCACCTCTCTGGAGCCACCGAATACGGGGATCACGAGGAAGCCTGCCGCCTGTGCTGTCTCAGTGTTAAGTCTGGAGACCCACCACTCTGAGGTCCACCCCGTGTTAGACTGGTTGAGTTCAACGGTAGCTAGCATTTCACCTAGAGAAAACTCCAGTATTTCATTGGTATCTACGGGTGTACTGTAGGACGCAGGATAGTTACGGACTCGTGGATTCTTCATGATCTAATTCTACCCCATTATTTTACTCTGATCCGCATGTTGTAGAAAGGTTCCAGACATGAAAATGTCCCCCGAAGTGGTCACAATTTCTCTGACTGAAGAGGAATCAGCCTTATTACTGGACTGGGCGGTGGAAATCCTGGGTCGAAAGCGGACAAAACCGGGTTCTGTGGACCACAGCCTGCATCAAAAAGTGTGGGACGCTTGGTCTGATGCTGCAAAAGGGAGAGAGATCGAGTAGACTGTGCTCTATGACGAAATTACGTATACTCTCGGACCTCGATGGTTGTATTGCTGACTGGGGCCACGAGTGGGACCGCCATGCGGTGCTCTATCCGGGACTGAACCTGCCTACGACCGAGAAGCAGACCTCTTTTGATCTGACACTGGGTCTTAGCTCTGATGGGCGTGAGGCAGTGAAGTACATCATGGAGTACCCCGGGTTCTATGCAGCCTTGCGGCCTATTTATGGGGCTATCGAAGCCCTACACGAAATGGATGAGGCGGGGTACGATGTTCGTATTGTGACCTCTCCGTGGATTACGAATCCCACATGCGCTAGCGACAAGATCAATTGGGTTGAGCGTTTCGTGGGGGCCGGGTGGGGCAAGCGCGTGATCATTGCCTCAGACAAAACGCTGATCAGAGGGGATATTTTAATTGATGACAAGCCAGAGGTCACTGGAGCAGATGTTCCAGAATGGGAGCAGTTATTTTTCAGTCAGCCCTACAACATCAACTTAACTGGTAAGCGCAGAATAACCAATTGGAGCGATTGGCGTTCCATTATAGAAGAAGTGGAAGTATTCGCATGAGTGGACTACAAGCAGGGAGCACACTAGAGATGAGGGCTCCACGTACATCACGTACCCGACTGGTTGGTATCGGAGGCCTACTACAGGCCGGTAAGGATGCCGTGGCCGACTACCTTGTTAAGGAGCACGGCTGGGTGAAGATGGGCATGAGCGACCCGCTGGACCAGGCTCTACGGGCTATGAACCCATACATCCAGGTTCTCTCCGGAGAGCCCATGAACAAGAACAAAGGCCCGAAATACTTGCCCTACCAGGACATCAGAGACAAGCTCTCCTACGTGGAGGCCAAGAACATCACTGACGTGCGCCGGAATCTTCAGACGCTCGGTACTGAGGTGGGCCGAAACCTAATCGGGGAGGACATCTGGGCCCATGTCGCACGAGACAACATCAACGACCAGATGATTGACGGTAAGAGCGTAATCCTGACGGGCGTGCGCTACCCGAACGAGCTATACCTGATAAACCAGTTCGTGGATGCCGGTCAGACGTGGTTCGTTACGCGCCCCTCCAAGCGAACGGCAGCGCAACCCGACCAGCACTCTTCCGAAACCTCGGTAAGCGCTGAGGACTTCTCAGTGGTCATCGACAACAGCGGCACTCTGGACGACCTGTACAAGTCCGTTGACGAGATTCTGTTTGGCTCCTAATGGCTGTCGGAATTCAGGTGTACGCACAAGTTCCCCAGTGTATTAGTCCGGGGACGCACAACTTTGAGCTGTCTCCTGGGATCATGCTCGCGGTGTGTACACGCTGCGGGCTGATCCGTAGGCAGGATGGCAGGTATGCCTGATTTTCCAGTTGACGAGAGTACGCTCAACAATGTAAAGCACGCGCTCGGCGCACGCCTAGATGACCAGGGAGATGGGTACCCTATCGTTGTGGGGGCCGATTTCACGCTGCACCAGCTCCTGGACTTCTACTCGGGCTATATGCCGGAAACCAACCGACCGCTCGGAATGATAGAGACACCCTTCGGGCGCATGGAAGCGGAAGAGGTAGAGGCCGAACTATACACGGTGCATGACTTGATTGAGGCCCTCATTGCTGAAGTCGAAAGACTGCGTGGAAAATAGTTATATAATGGGCTTGACACTGCTGGTTTCGGCCTGTAGAGTATAACTATGAAACTTCCTACTAACACAGTCGCCGCTTTCGGGAACATCGCCTACGTTAAGAACGTTCCAATGCAGATTGATCCGGGCGCTTCCGGTATCATCCTCGACTCGCTGATCCGGATTTACACGTCCCCCTATATTGCGGCTCTGCGTGAATACCTGAGCAACGCCATGGACTCCCACAAAGAGTGCGGCCAGACGCGACCTATTGAGGTCTCGCTGCCGTCCGCTCTCTCTCCGATGCTGATCATCGAAGACTTCGGTACCGGGATGGACTCGTACACTCTCGGCCAGTACGGCCAGTTCGGCTGGTCCACCAAGCGCGACTCGAACGATGACATTGGTGGCTTCGGTCTCGGCTCCAAAGTAGGGTTGGCTCTGACAGCGCAGTATACGGTACAAGCTGTTAAGGACGGTAAGCTCTCCCTTGCAGTCATTGGCCGGGGCTCTAACGGCAACCCGGAGATGAACTTCGTCACTGTGGACGAGGACACAGACCTCCCCAACGGAGTCAAAATTATCATCCCAACCTCGGAGCACCGCCAGTTCTCCATCGACAAGGATCGATTCCTCATGGGCTTCCCAGCTGGTTCTGTCCTGCTGGACGGCCACCCCAACACGGTTTCAGTCCACGACACTGACTACTTCACACCCATCGAGGGTGTGGGCTGGCGCTCAGACCGCACAAACTCCGCTGCCATTGGTGGCATCGCCCTGGTTCACGGCGTGGTCTACGACATTGAGTTCAGCAATCTTTCGGACGACTTCGACTACTCATTGCGCCGTGGGCTCTTCCAGGAGGTTGTGCTGGACCTTGAGAATGGTGAAGTTGATATCTCCCGTTCACGAGAAACCCTGGTTTACTCCAAGCGCACTCGTGAACTTCTTTCCAGTAAGTTGACTGCTATGGTAGATTTCCTGTCCATCAAATACGGCGAAGAGGTGGACGCGGCAGAGACCGCTCGTGAGGCCCTTCAGTTGACGGCGAAGGCTGCGGAAATTGGTCTGAACACTCACGAGTACACATGGAACGGCTCACCATTGGTTCGTCCGACTGCCATGAACTACCACGACTCTATGACCACCCCGGAGGTTACAAAGATGGATCGCATCTGGTCCAGCGCTCGGACGACGAACACACGTTTGTCTCGTGAGTACACGCACTACGGGTACTTGCTTTCGGGTTCGGGGTTCTCCTACATCTTCTCCAAGTCTCACACGACTCTGGTGCACAGTGCCCAAGAGCCCGTCCACCAGGCGAATGGAATTACTGTCCACGCGCCGGAGGCCAATGCTCTGCGTGTCTTCGCGGAACTCAAGCACGGTGACACCGCAATCGGTATGCAGTATTACATCACTTCAATGAAGTTGAAAAACCTCCCTGTGGAGTTTACTCAGGCCTTCTCTGAGGTTATATCGGCCACAGACATGCTGGCTGAGGTCACCGCTGAGCGTGAGGCTCGCCGTCTAGCAGCAGCCGCTCTGCGTAGGGCAAACGCGGCTCTAGCCCCTAAGGCACCTAAGGTTGCAGAACTTGAGGTTCGTCGGATCATCCTGACCGGCAACGCCAACGGCTACTCCAGTTCCTACAGAGAGTACGTGACATTCGCTGACAACTTGGAGCCGGATGACACTCACGTACTGATCCAGCGCGGGATCGGTGGGCCCACTGAGGCCATGCTTGATTTGTTCTCCACCAAGGGTGGGGCCTACCAGAATTCCGAACTGTATCGGACGTTGCTTCACTTGCAGAAAGAGCATAAGGTGGTCTTTTTGATTCTGAACGCGGGACGTAGCACCAAGCCCTACACATCCCAGGTGCCTAACCTTGTACTCGCCGGTGAGCTGTTCACACAGATCATCGAGCCGTTGGTTGAGGGCCTCCAGGCTAGCGTAACCAACGCGGCACGACAGGCCATGCAGGACTCGGCTCTACCTATGACCGGGTGGGTGAGTATGATCAGTGATACGGCGTGGCTGCAGATCACTAACGAAGATGTTCGCAACTGGGGTGCTTCAGTCCGGACCCACCGAACCGGGGGCTCTGGTATTATAGAGGTACGGGACAGCCTGCGGGTCCTTGAGGGGTGCAGGAGCGCATTCGTATCACTAGATGTAGACCTGTTCTCACTGGCTCCAATTGCCGGAGACACCACGGCTGAAGATGTCCTTCACAAGCTTCCGCTACTCAAGAACGCACAAGATAGCGCGACCACGGATGATGTGGTTGAGTACATCAACTTCAAAATCGCAAAGTAGTCTGACGGTAGGGTTGACAGAGTTGGCCCTACCTGCTAGACTCATATAAGAACCTAAGACATATATACCAACTACAAACGAAAGGAAGTACCTGCAATGTCCGTATTTTTCAGTAAGCAGACGAGCGAGGAGTTTGACGGAGCCATCGTACTTATCGATGGAGCCCCGGTGGCCATCGACTCGTCCCACGCGAACTATGAGGATGTCATTGATCTCCTCATGAGCGGCCTTGATATCTTGGAAGAAGAAATTCGAGACATGATCCGACCGTTCGATAACGCTGCAGCAGAGATGATTCGTCTCTCTGAGCGTGTCACTGCGGGGGGCAACGTCCTCTACTTTGATGGCGACCCCATTGATGGATCGCTGTCCTCGCATATCATCCGTATCCTCCAGGAAGAGGGGACGGCCAAAGAGGGCGGCTTCAGGAACTTCGTGGCCTTCCTTGAAAAATTGATGCAGAACCCATCTGAGGTCAGCCGTCAACACCTGTACGACTTCGTTACCCACCACGGAATCACGATCACGCCTGAGGGAGACCTCGCGCTGTACAAGAGCACTTGGGATGATGGCACCCCCACCTACGCGGGGTACGGTATTGTTACCACACCGGACGGTGTGATTACCAAGTACGAGAATGGTCTTCTACCAAACGCTGTGGGAAACATCATCGAGATTCCACGCTCAATGGTGGACGAGAACCGCAACTCTGCGTGCTCTACTGGCCTCCACGTGGGAGCGTTTAGTTTCGCCAGAGGCTACTCCAGGAAGCTTTGGGACGTTGTCGTAAACCCGCGTGACGTTGTGGCCGTACCTCACGATGCGTCATCCGCGAAGATTCGCGTGTGCCGATACGAGGTTGTTAGTGTCAACGAGGAGAAGAAGGAATTCGAGGGTCCTTCGATCCTTATCAACATCGTTGTGGAGGACGAGTACGAGGATGAAGAGCACAGCGACGAGTGTGAAGAGGGCTGCGAGGAGTGTGACGACTTCTGGCTAGATGAAGAGGACGAAGACAACATCGTCTCGCGCCCCGCTTCTCTTGAGGACCAGCTTCCGGCCCTTGTGGTCGTCAGCAACTCACGCGTTCCGGAGTATGAGGACCTGATTAAGGGTCTCATGAGAGCTGACCCTACTGTGTCTCTGAATCGCTACAAGTCCAAGAGAATTACAGCTGGAAGGCGAGATCAGTTTGCACAGGCAGCGCACAATCTAGGGTACAAACTTTAGGATCGGCCCTTACGAAGACTACATAGGCCGTGGGAGGGACGCACATTCTAAAGAGTGTGTGTTCCTCCCTTTATTAGTTGACCCTTTACTTTTGTATAGGGCGGGTGTAGACTTGAGACATGGAAGACATTGGACAAGAGCCCGACGAAAGTCAAGAGATGATGAAGGGTGTTTGCCGAAAATCGGAGGCGTTCGACCCTGACTACGTGATTGATAGTCCTGCAGACGTTCAGTACCTGGAGGTGGACCGGATGTTTGTTAAGCATATCTACGGCAATGCAGAGATAGACGGAACGATGCACGAGTTTAAATTCAAGATGGGGCAGAAGCTCTACATGACGTGCGGACAAGATATGAGCCGCCTCCCTGACCCGTTGCAAAAAGAGTCTAACCCTATCTGGGCCCCTCCTATAGATACTTCTGACGAAACCGTGTAGACTATCCCCATGACTACTACAGATGAGACAAAGACAAACGAAGACCTCCCTAAGGACTCTCTCGTAAAGGGGGTGCGCGACTGGTTCGGATGGAGAGTTATTCTCTTCGGCATGTTCATCACCTCGAAAGACTTCCAGAGCACAGTGAAGGAAATGCTCGCTCTGGGTATGGCCTCCAAAATCAAGAGCATCATGGGAGAGACATCTTTTGACGACCTCCTGGATGCGATCAAGGACATAGAGGATGTTGACCAGACTGAAGAGTCCTGATAACCTATCTTTCAGTTGGGCCGGTCACAGTCCCGGGGTGCTTATACACTCGCGGGACTTTCTATTGACTTTCATTCTGCCGTGTTGTAGACTATTGAGTATGGAAAAGATTAAGACGTATCTAGTTGGTGGTGCCGTTCGAGACCATATTTTGGGTCTTGACCCTAAGGACCTTGATTATTCGGTCGTTGCTTCCAGCTTCTCTGCTATGAAGTCCTGGCTTGAGGATGAAGGATACACTATCTTTCTTGAGCATGAAGACTTCGGTGTGATTCGTGCACGGAAAGGGAAGCAAGTCGCTGACTACGTGATCTGCCGAAAGGACGGCGTTTACTCTGATGGTCGTAGACCGGACTTTGTGGAGGTCGGAACCCTCGAAGATGACTTGAGGCGGAGAGATTTCACCATCAACTCTTTAGCGATGGACGAGTCCGGCAAAGTCATCGACCTCTTCGGAGGTGTGAAAGACCTGCAGTATCGACGGCTTCGCGCAGTGGGCGATCCTATGGATCGTCTACGTGAAGACCCGCTCCGAGCTTTCCGGGCACTTAGGTTCTCTGTTACGAAAGCGATGGAGATTGATAAGGACCTCGCGCACGCCATGCAAGTCCTGAGTGTTATTGACAGCATGGAGTCGGTGTCCACGGATCGCATCCGTGTGGAGCTAGGCAAGATGTTCGCGTTCGATTCGACTGCGTCTATGGAGCTTTTGATTCGAACGTACCCCGACTACCTTCGAGTAGCTGTGGATCGTGGTATCTGGTTCGAACCGACAGTGAAGGGTCGATGATGGTTGACGACTACTTAGTTGATGCTGAGTATCTTGTCATCCATCGGTTTGAGACTGGAGGTCGGGATTGTGTTCTCTCTTTGGGATTGCACAACCCGGCCTACGTTCGAATCGAGTTCTACGGGGGCACCGGAGTAGTTGAAAAGTACTTCGACTTGGACAAAGAGTTTGACATCTCATTGGATGTCTGCTAGACTTGTTTCATGTTTAAAAGACGGCATAAAGTAATCATCCACTACAAGAGTGGAATATCAGTCAAATTCCGAGCCAGCGAGTTCAGCATCAACAATGACACGTACTCCTGGAAAGACGCATACCCCCGCCCCTTGAAGCTGGGTGCGGAGGACATCGAAAGCGTGTGGTACAAATAGTGGACCCCCTAACTGGTGCAGTCGTCGGAGCAATCGTGCTCTTCTTTCTCCGTGAAGTTGTCGCGGTGCTTATCGTCTGGATCGGAATGGTCCTAGGTATCGGTCTGGGCGGGGCGTTTGATGCACCCTGGCTGGCTGGATTTATTATCTTCTTCGCGTGGGTGGCCGCAGTCGTCTGGCAAGTCTTCGCCATCGTGTGGATCATCATTGACATCATCACCATCATACAGATAGCCGCCGGGAGTGCTTGACTTTTCAGGTATCTACCTATAGACTTTAGGCATGGATACATTAACATACGCGTTCATGAAGAAGAAGCTAGAGTTTAGGCTCCGGAAAGAAATGATCCAGGCCGGACTCGATCCCGCACACACACCTTTGGTTGGTGACGGAGAGACTGAATGGCCGGTTGGCGAGCAGATGCTGGCCCGGATGGTTACAGCGGCACTCGTAGTTTTTGAGGGGGCCTCCGATGGATGGACTTCAGATCAGTAATCTCAAGACGCTGCGCGAGTTTATGTGCAAGACCCAACACAAGGTCTACGCTGAGCCGGGAGGTCCTGAAAGCTACGAAGCTAAGATGATCTCAGAACTTATCCGGGAGATTGACCGTCTGCGGCCACTCGGGTCTGACGGCAAACACGGTAAGCTCCACACCTATTACTGCCAGTGTGATCTTACCGCTGACGAGCGAACAGATTTATACTGGAGCAGCATTACGTGGGAGGATGTACAATGATGGCCCTGACAATGGACGAAATTCGATATGACTTCATGGTTACTGAGGGGCGTTGGCTTGCTGAAAGCGACTCCTATAAACGAGGAATAGCGGTCGGTCGTGTTCAGGATTATTTGCTAGGTTCCTATGAGGTAGACTACTACGAATCAGATTCCAACTGGCTCAGCAATAAGGACCTTCGGGAGCTGTTCCTGGAGGGGGTGCACGAGGGCCACACGTATGGTCGGACAGACAGCACAGCTGAGGAGCTGTTCATCGAAGCACACGAACTAGACGTGAAGACCTTCGGCCTCAAGAACTTGTTCGTGAAAGTTGTGCGTGAACCCTTGACTCCTTTAGTTGAGTTTGGTAGGGTATAGACATGACAACTTTTCTGGGTGTGTTCGCAATCGTTTTCGGCTTTGTGGTGATCTTGGTCACACTTGGTGGGGCAGTCTGCATGTGGAAATCCAAACACTATTGGCCCACTTCTCTGAAACTGGCCCTCTCTTTTGGAGGGATTATCCTCTTGTCTCTGATCATCTCTTTGGGGGTTGACGCTGTTGTGGCTGCTTCCTCCTCTGTCTGCTACGTGAATTAGGGGCTGAGATGTCTTCCAACTTTCCACCCCCGTTCGGGGAGATCACCAACAAAGTAACCCTAGTCTCACGGCAGAGCATGCTAGAGACTGTAGAGTGGCTGTCCGGTCCGTGTGGACACAGACATGCTATTACAGTTTTCCCGTTTATCAATCAAATCTGGATATCCGACTCAGCAATAGACTGCTTGTTTATCATGCAGAAAAATTTCGAGGCCGGTGAAGAGGTGGCTGAAGCGACAAATGGTGAGACGGAAGAAGAGAGGGAGATTGCGGAGTACAAAGGCCTGCCCAAATACGTGACTACACTAGACTCTGCAGACGAGGACTGGGAACTCAATGGTCAATCTGGTCTGTAGATTCTTGGGGTGTAGGCTGGTCATTCCGGTTGACAACCCATTCGATGACATCTATTGCGAGCGATGTGGTGTATACTTGATACCACGAAATGAGGAGAACAATGACGAATGAAGAATTGATGGAGACGCTAGTGAGTCTAAGAGATGATTTGAACAATGACTAACCCTACAGACCTGTGCCTAGTGCTGATCGTAAAGAACGAGGCACTGGTTATCGAACGTCTGATTGAGTCGGCGCGTCCACACATTACTTCATGGTGCATCCTGGACACTGGGAGCACGGACGGAACACAGGACGTAATTCGCACGGCGCTCTCGGACCTGCCCGGCAAACTCATGGAGAAGCCGTGGGTAGACTTCGCGCACAACCGATCACAGGTCATGGCCGAAGCGACCAAGATGACAGACGGTTGGATGCTCATGATGGACGCAGACTTCACGGTAGAGTATGAGCCCGGGCTCCTTGAAGCTTTGGCTGAGTTCGATACCGAGCAAGGACTGCTCCTGATTGACAATCACCACCGGCTCCCGATGCTGGCCCGAACCGGAATTCCATGGTACTACGTGGGACGTGTCCACGAATACATGACCGCTGACGTACCATTCAACCGCAAACCTTTTGATCACATTCGTCTGACACACCATGCAGACGGAGGGTCACGTGTAGGCCGACATGCTCAGGACGTGAAGCTCCTGGAGCAAGACGTAGCGGACGACCCCACCAACACACGATCTGTGTTCTATCTGGCGCAGTCCTACCGTGATACCGGGGATATTGAACGGGCGGCAGAGGCGTACCGCATTCGGGCCACTATGGGTGGCTGGGACGAGGAAGTCTATATGGCGCTCTTCCAGGCTGGAGTCATGGAGGAGAGGTTAGAGGACCCGAACTCAGTGCTCACCTTAGAGGCGGCATGGGAACTTCGACCGTCTAGGGCTGAAGCCACACACCAATTGGCGCGGCACCACCGTATCGCTGGAAACATTCGACTCGCGTGGCTGTGGGCTTACGCGGCTTACAACACTGATCGACCCGACGACATTCTCTTTGTTTACAGTTACGTCTACGACTGGGCTGCAGCTTTCGAGTACACGGACGCACTCTGGCGCAATGGGGCTTTCGGAGAGGCTGAGAAGGTGGCTCATAAGACTCTGAAGTCCGACCTGCCTGATGACTACCGTAACCATTTGGAGATGATTTTGAAGTACATCGAGGATCAGAGGGAGAGCAATGAGTAGAGTAGTTTTTATAGGCGGAGCGTTCAACGGAGTCGAAGTAGACCTGAAGCGATGGCCTGAGAAGGTTGAGATTGCCGGACTTCGGTACTCTCGAATTGATGACCCGGACACAGGAGTGTTCCTGGGCGCGTATGTAGGAGGAGAACCAATGGATGACGAGAATGTCCCTATGGAGGCTGTGGCAATGAATGCTGAGGAGGTTGTGAAGGCAGCAGTTGCGTGGAAGAGTAGCAAGGGGGGTAGTCCCGTGATGGACCGCAAAGAGTGGGCTCTGTTTGACGCTGTTGAACAACATGGTGCCGCTACAGGGGGATTCGAGCGCGATGATTGACAACTATCAAACTGCAGGGTGGCCACTAGGGCCGACCTCCACCATCTACATGGACGGCACAGCGGTATTCAACGTGCGTGAATATGGAGAGCCCGGAATCAAGACGACCGTGGTGCTCACGCCCAAACAGGCTGAGGATATCCGCGAGGTCGTGTCTAACGAGATGGACGCAATGAGCGAATTTGATGCTCGGGAAGTTATGGCCGACGCAATGAAATACCTGAAGCGTGCCAAAGAGGCTGAGGCAAAGCTGGCCGCTATCGAAGAAATTCTGGAGCCCGAGTGGATACAAGGTAAAGTTCTTCCGGCCTACCTGGGGGCAGAGAATGCTGCTCGAATGGGGGCTATTATGCGGGTATGGAATGATAATGAGTAAATCTCTGAGAGAGGAGCTTATCGACCTTCAGCTTGCGTCCAAATCAGTCACCAGGTCAGACGGATACAAGTCCATTGTTACTGTGACGAACGAGGACGCGGCTGATGCCTTAGAATTTCTAGACGCGAGGGAAGAGAGTTGAGAGTGAAGATGAAGGAACCGATTAGACGATTCAAAAAGAAGCCGGTCGAGATCGAGGCCATGTGGTTGGGTTCGTATATGTGCGCCCAGGATATCGTGAACTGGATTGGTGGAGACGCGTACGCACGCAACACTCAGGGTGGGAACGGACCTGTGGCTTTATTCATTCCGACCCTTGAGGGTGTGATGCGAGCCGATATCGGTGACTGGATCATCAAAGGTGTAGAGGGAGAGTTTTATCCTTGTAAGAGCGGCATATTTGATCATACCTACGAAGAAATCATTGACTTCTGATCTAGAGTGTGGGAGGATATAGGCGTGCTTAGAGATAAACCACTAGAGGTTATACGGCTGGGGCGGCGGGTATTCTGATGGCTTCCGGGGCGGGCTCGAACTCTAGTAAACCTCGGGTCCTCGTAACGGGATCGCGGGACTGGCCGTGGGTGGACGTAATCCTCTCAGAACTCCTAGACGTGCGAGAGAACCTGGGGGATTTTATTCTCGTCTCTGGAGCGTGCCCTACCGGAGCGGACAGCATAGCAGAGATGGTGTGCGAGTGGGAGGGCCTTGAGGTGGAGCGGCACCCGGCCAACTGGTCACTGGGTCGGAGTGCGGGATTCATACGCAACTCGGAGATGGTGAAGCTCGGGGCTACCGTATGTGTGGCGTTCATTAAGGACGGGTCTAAGGGCGCAACGCACACGGCTGGTCTAGCTATAGGGGCGGGAATTCCACTGATTAAGTATTCGGCTTGACATTTATTGTTGAGGTCCTGTAGACTGTGTTTATGGACCCGAATGATCTAACAACCAACATAGAGCTGCCCTCGGAAAAACTAGGGGAGGCTCTGAATGTGGCGCACACTGTGATGCTGTTGATGGGCATCAGAGGCGAAGACCGCCTAGAAGTCGCACTCTTCATGGGCTCTCCGGAGTTCCGTGCATGGAAAGCTGAGCACCGTAAAGAGGTACTGCTTGAGGCGGCGGATACGTGGGACTCACTGCAGACTCCGGAGAACGATCACTACTCTCGCCGTGATACGGCCCTGTGGTTGACGGACCTTTCGGACTTGGATGAGTAATGGCCTCTCTAATACTGTGGGTGGTGGCTGCTTTGGCTTTCATGTTTGTGGGCATCTCGATGCCGGGGGTAGTCAAACGACACAAGCGTGCAAAGATATTGGCTCGCTGGGTACAAGACTTTGAACGGCTTGAGGGTGTGTTCGCTGGGATGACAGCATCTATGCGAGAAATGGCTGCAACATGGATCACACTAGGCGCGGCCTTCGAAGCTGTGGGGCTGGTTATGGAAATTAGCGAAGAGGAGGGTAATTGTGAATGTGATTACGAAGAGGGATGAACCTAAAGACCCGTGGGATTCGGGCCACTTTACACAGGACTGGTATAGCCAGGATGTAATGGATGATACGGAGCGCCTTGCGCGAGTACGGGTACAGAGAGACTATCGTGGTCGGGCGTTGTGGATTCGGCTCTACCCGCTGAAGGATATTCCAGTGGCCGGGCAGTCCTACGTGGTGACCGTGCGTACCTTCGACTCGGAGTGGCTGCATTGGAGGACTACAGTGTTTGGCCCTTTCGACACATCAGAAGAGTGTGACGAATTCCAGGATACACTACCAAAGCACTTGATTGAGGATGAACATGTTGAAATTAGTTTCTCGATCCTGCAGAAGTCTGTGTCGGTGCTGCCCGGAGTTGCTCGTGAATTAGACTTTGACTTTTGATTTGATTTCGTGTAGACTGAGCGCATGAACATTAACACAGACATCATCACACCGGGAATCGCTCGGGACGTACTCTGGCACTACGGTGCGCCGGGAGGTCTTCAGCCGGGCTCATTTATTGACCAGCTCATGACCACCATTGGTGTGGCTGACCGAAGCAACATTGGGCTTCTGGCCCGCGGATTCCCGGGTCATGTGGCGGCAATGAAAGCCGCGATGTACAGCGTCGATGGGGTCGCAGAGCTTCGCGTGATTGCGGAGAGTGCCTAGTGGTGAACGTAGACCCGGACTACCGGGAAGTCTGTGAGTGCGGCCATCCGGATTGTGACGGCGTACGCCGCCTTCAACTCAACCCGATTATTGAGCGCGACTGGGGCAACGACGCTCTGTTTATGCTCTGCTCTGGGGAAATCTCACAAATTGTGTCGGACGATGCAAAACCTAAGAAGCGGAGATGGAGAAAGAAATGATCAACTTCGAACTCTTCCACTACTGCGAAAAGTATAACGTTATGGACGGACGTATTGAGAGGGTGACGGACTGATGCCTCTACACGTGCGGGTTGACATCAATAGCAGGAACTTGGGGCAGGTCCACATCGGACGGCTAGAGACTTTGGAAGACCGCGAACAGGTCTCGAATTATGTGGCCTGGGTCGGGGAATACTCTGACAAGTGGACGGACGATAATAGCGCCGAATACACACACAAGTACGACGAAAGTGCGCTGGTTTGCGTACGCAAGGGCTTTGAGGCTCTAGAAGCGAAGGGGATTGATTTTCCATGAGTACAGAACTAAAACGCTATACACTGAGTGAGGCGTTGGAGGCCAAGGACGAATTGGTGGACAACATTGCCAATTTACTGGGAGTCGTTGTCGTAGACATGAAGGACGAGTTTGACGACACAACTCTGGACGAGGCTCTGTTCTGGGTGAGACGTACCGAGAACACGAACCTCGGGAGCCACAAGGTGACACTCTACGGTCGGCGCTTTGCGCAGATGCTGGTGGAGCACATTCTCTATAATGACTCTCTCGTGTTTCATCCGGCAGGGTCCGAACTTGACATTGAACTGAAAGAGTAGTAGAGTAGTACCATGAGCGAAGCAAGCGAAATGAGTGACTGGCTAGAAGACGGTGAGGATGAAGTTTCTCACCGCTACGAGTGCAACTGCTCGAAGTGCTATCACGAGGGGATGCTGTGATGTCCAGTAGCGGTAGTGAAGTTGAAGCGTTGATCGCCCAACTGGAGGCGGTGCGTGATGAGCCGTTGGCCTTGAGCCATGCGGTGATCTCCGGCATCGCGGGTAAGGCCGTCGTCGCTCTTGAGGAGTTGGTGTCTGCCCCAACAGAAGCCACGTTTACGGCTAAGGAAGTCATCGGGATCGCCAACGATACGAGCGACTCGCAGGGAAACCTATATCGGCTCGACTTCATAAGTCGCATTGAGCACGAGGCGGTTCCTGCTGGCCCTTGGGAGCCTTGCAATGAGTAAAGCGTGGAGAGTCAATAAGGTCATTGTTCGCCGCTGGCCGAGTCCATTGGAGGTCGCGTTGAAGAAGATTCGCCGCGCTGTCCCTGTTGTGTCGTCTACCAGAAAGGAAACTGAAATGAATGAGGAAGAGCTAATTGCTGAGATTGCCCACTTCTGGTCTGAATGGACAGATGACATGGCTCCGCTGCGAGAGCGCAACGA